TTGACTCACACTTAGCCCCTCTATATTTATTAATTCCGCTAATCCCTTGCCATCAAACGTTCTCTTCATATTTTCACCTCCTTTATTTTACTGGTCTTTTGTTATTTTTCAGACATCGCTTACAAATAAAAAAAGACTCATTAGTATAGTCTGTTACATAAACCCCGCAATCAGGGCACACTTCTTGCCTGCATTCAAAACAAGCCTTTGCCTCATCAAAACCTGTCTCTGTATTTCGGATAGTATTCCCGCAAATTGTACAATGATCAATATAGAAATATGTTGGCGGCTCTGTCGGCATAGGGCTAATGCTATGCGGGGTTTCAAAATCTTCATTGTATATGTAGTCGTTGTATCCCATCTTATTCTCCTCCCTTAACAAATATTTTCTGCATTACCCACGCAAAACACCAGAAGCCCGCCCCGACGCTCCACATAGCCAAGAAAAACTTCATATTTTCGGACATAGCCCTTGTCTCCTTTTCTCTATCTTAAGAATATATATACGCCAACGCCGCATCTCTATCTAAACCTCGACTTTTAAAATGGCAATGTGAGCATTCCCTTGCTTCTTTATTGCGAATAACCCCATCATCGTCAGGCAAATAAACATATACCCAGTTCCGAAATGAACAATCACCAGAGAGTTCTTTGCCACAAGTTACGCATTGCATATTCCTTACCTCCGTTTAAAGATAACCCGTACGATAACTCCTCACTATCCAGTTCATATCCGCAATCGTACCTCTTGTGCTATAGCATTTTTTTAATTCCCTTATTGCAGATTTTTCCCCTCGACCTTGTCTTCTGGACGCAATATTAGTTATCTCAGAAACCGCCTCATCAAACGCTTCTTTTCTTGTTTGCCTTGCCATATTCTCACCCCCTCTTTAATAAATTTTTTCAGCGTTCCAATTTTGCCACTTTTATTTAATAAATCCCAACGCTCTTGCCTCTTTTTCACCGGGAAATGGTTGGCCTTTTATTGAGAAGGGGATCAGTCTCTGTAAAATTATCATTACTTTCCCCGTGTCCATATTCTTAAGTACTAAGCAATTATTTTGTAAGCTATCTTTTTCGTTCACGGAGAGAAATAAATGATAATTCTTAAAATTAATACGAACTCCGTTTTTTACTTTAATCTTCAGATCCTCCAACCCTCGATAGAAATATTCGGCATCAAACGGACATAACAAATTTGGATCGTCTGAAGACTGTGGCTTGATAATTACTGAATATTCAGTGAATATTTTCCCGATAGGTGTCCGAGAAATTCCCATACCACCTTGAACATCGAGGGAACTTTCGGGGGTTTCGTCACAAAAATATGCAATTTCCGCAGGCTGTAATTGTTTAGTTATGTTTGCGGCAATTTCATTTATTCTTAATCCTGTGAATATCCGAGCCCCGAATTTGTCGCTTTTTTTCACTTTTCCATTGCGAATCATTATTTGCCCATTGGTTATCCAGCCGCATTTCCCCTCGATTTTTACTAAATTTTTCAATCGCTTACTTTTAATCATGCTCTATTCCCCCTTTCATTTATCCCCCTTGTTTGTTCGGCACACACGCGGACCGCCAGCAGCGGCCCAAGTCTGGACCGAGATTAGAAAATCGAAGTAATTATTAAGCCATCTTTTTCTTTATATTAATTTTAGGTCTTCTTCATTACATCGCCATTCATAGGATGTTTTGCTATCTTCACAAACAACCTCTTTTGTCTTTGGAAAATAAAGACAAGCATCCCCTTTTTTAATGCGTTTTCCTGTTTCTGCACAAACACAATTAAAATGTGCAAAAATCATTCTCGGTGGATTATAATATCTTTTATACCCCATTTTTACACCTCCACTTTGGCTTTCCCATTTTCAATCTCCTTTATTAACTAAATTCTGGTTATACTATCGCACAGATTGAATGCCTTGTCAAGTTTTTTATTAAGTTTTTTTATGTTGAGTTTATTAGAGTTGTAACGTTTATTAAAAGTGGCATATAATCAAAAAGTGGAATTTGAGTTTTTTTAAGTGGCAACCTGTAAGTAATCCTTACAAGTTCAAAAGGTCCGGAGTAATTCCAGAATTTAAGTTTTTTAATATTTTGATAACCGAATATAAGGAAGATAAAGAGGATTAGAATGTTTTATTTATTTGACCAGCGTAGGGTTTAAATTTGTGGGAGCACTTTGAGCACCTTCCCTATACCCAAGTATAGGGTGAGAGGAGAAAAGGCTTAAATATCGATTTTAAGCGTGGTTTTGCTTCATAGGTTATATCATGTCTGTAAAAAGAAAAAAGCTCTCAGTGGACGCCTCAGGCGGTAAATATGACGAATTAAGCAAATAGTTTATCCCATTTTGCTTGCCCGTGTTTTTTAACAATTCGCCGTTCAATTTCTTTGATAGTAGCAGGGCTATTCCAGTCTTTATATAATCGAGCGCCGACTATTGAGCCGTGATGATAAATAAAGATATCATTGCGAATCGCTAATTCATAACCAGCATCAACTAAACGAATAGAAAGTTCTAAATCATCCCCATACATATCAAATTCATTATCAAGGCCGCCGATCTCTTCTAAAATATCTCTCTTGGTTAAGAAGCAAAAGCCAATAAGATAATTTTGTTTAATTAAGTGAGTGCGAATATTGTGAAAAATATTTTGCTTCCCACTTACGTAATTTGAAGAAGGCCCAACGGCGCCTATATTAGGAAGTTTATTAAATACTTCTAACATTGCCCGCAGCCACAAACAAGAAGCTAAAGGGACAAAGATATCGTCATTGCAAAAAAGTATATATTCGGAATTAGAATGTTGCAAGCCAAGTTCTAAACCGCCGACCCAACCTAAATTTTTCGATGCTTGCACAAATTCTAAATTAGGATAGCCAGCAAAGCTTTTTTGCAAACTTTTATCACCGTTATTAACAAGGATTATGCGGAGCGGACTAATTAAACGAGTGCAAAGTATTGAAGAAACTGCAGAGACAACATATTTTTTGTTATTAAAGGTAGGGATAATTATATCTGTTTGTTCTTGACTCATGATTTTTTCTCCTTTTGTCAATTTAAGGGAAGAGCTTAAAGAGTTCTAAGCGCTTTTTTAATATCTTTTTATCTTCTCTTTGTTTGTTTTTCACTTTATCTCGCCACCCCTCCCTTAATCTAATTGTTGTAATAGCAAAAATCACAGCAACAATAGGCAACATAGAAATCTGATGTCTCGGCATAACGATAGTAATACTATGTATCAGCGTCCAATATAGTAAAATTATATATAATAAATCAAGTCGCATATTTCTCTTATTTACTAAAAATGACAACGGTAAAGAATGAAACACTAATAGAAAAAATGCGCTAATGCCAAAAAAGGAAAATGGGGCATAGATTTTAGAACCATCAGTAAGCCATTCCTTCCGACATGGATAACCCCACATTCCCCCAACTCCGAAAACTCGCTCTAATACTGAATGTCGAAACTGTATCGGACTGTTAGGGTCTTGCTTAATAACCGCTTGCTTCTTTAATGCTTGGCTATACCCTTGATATTCGTGTAACAAATAAGGACAGAAAAAACATAAATAAACAGTTCCAAGAACCAAACCAAGCCTAACCTTTTTCTTAAAAATTAACCATGCGGCACAAATTAATGGAATTGGTAAAAACATCTGCCGAAATAATGTTGTCAACATCCCCACTCCTGCTGCTAACGACATAAACAATTCATTATTTTTCTTCAATGCCTTAAATAATAATAGCAAAAAGCAAGTAACCCCAAAGGCAATCATAGGCTCTTTAATAATCAAACGTGTGTATAACAATAATCTTGGATGTAAACTATAAAATATTACAGCAAGATAACCACCTGTTGAGCCACAAAAACTCTTTGTAAGAAAATAAATCCCGATTAAAGAACAAAGATAGACTATAAACTGAGAGATATATACATACTTTGGATGCACACTGAATAATCTATAATGCCATTCTATCCATTTGTAATAACCTAAATAAGTCAATGGATATGGATGTTGATGATTGGCAATCCTCAGTAATACGTGTTTATGGTAGTTAACTGCCCCATCGTAATTAATAGGAAAGTCAAACAGATTTACGCATAACCACATAATTTGCAATAGAACAATCGCAATAATTATTATAAGCAAAGACGCATTTTTCATACAAACGCTTCCTTATTTAAAACATTTATCGATTTTTCCCACCACCACGACCACCACCACGCCCATATCCCGGCCCATTAGAAGGACACGGCTTTTTGTTTCTACTTACCCGCCTACCGCCGCTCACGCCTCTTCCTTTTCCTCTTCCGTCTTGTGGCCGTTTCAATCCTCTTGGATTTCTGCTAACAGTCATTTTTTTAATCCCCCTTTATTTAAATCAAAATTCACTCGTTCCCGATATTCCTCTTTTTTACCGGGATTCCATTGTTTAATCGGTCTGTAATCATATTTGGACTGTCGCATCTTGGAGACGTTTATGAAATTTTTGTCTCTTTAAACTTAATCTCCTACCCACTTCGTTCAGTCTCTCAGCGTGGCTCATTGCTAAATCATACTTCCGTTTTAAAAAAAACTTTGGTATGTTAAGGTAAAAATAATTTACCAACTTTTTAGTATCCGTCGCACATAATCTTAATCTATAAATCGTATTTCCATTCTTAACAATTTTCTTTTTCTCAGATATAATTCCATCAGCAACAAGAATGTTTTTTATATCTTTTAGCAATGGCATATATCCATTAATTTCAGCGAATAAATAACCCCTTTTATCTATAGTAAATTCGCCATCAGCATCAAAAATACCATGCACAAAATATTTGCGAATTTTTGGTTGTAGCAAATTAATATGTAATCTATGTCTGGCATCTTTGCGTTTATATATTCCATATTTCTTTAATTGATTATGAATTCGCCAACTACGGAAATCAATCTCGACTGAATGATATTGTTTCTTATTTATAGTTTGCGTTCGTCGCCGAATAGGCCTGATGGATTCAATAAAAACAAGAAATTGTTTAAGAAATTCTTCATCTTTTTGAGAAATAGTAAATCGTATTCTATTCTCTCTGCAATATCCATCTCCATATAAAAACCCTATCCAATACGCTGAAGTTTCATTTAATTCATCAAAAACATTCTCATTTAATGGATACTTTCTTTTTAAAGTCATAATAAACTCCTCTGTAAATTAATTTACGTTGGTCAAATTCTTGACCATTGCCTTCGCCCTTATTGTCTCTTTCGAGATTTACAAGTCAATTAGAAGTGGTTTTAGTTGGGCATTTTTCGACCTTTGTTTACCCAACAATTCTTGAATATACCTCACATTTTTCGCCACATTTACTTTCGTTCTGGCTCATAAAGCCCATACACCTCCCATTGTAAATGATTTTTTAAATAAGCATTTAATTCTGGCGGCGACATATGCGCCACAAGACCAATATATTCCTTCGGTTGCCATGCGACTAAATCTTCTATTATTCGTTCAGAACAAAAATTTAATACACGAGAATTCAATCTTGTCCAATGGATAATCTTCCCGAATACGCCAAGTATATCATAGAAACGCTTATACCAAACCTCTTCAAGTTCGTTTTTAATAATAGATTTTAAACGACCATTTTCATAATAAGTCGACTCTGGATTATAAAAAACCTTAATGCGATATTTCTTAAGGAAGGCTTTTATAGGAACGACCCGATATAACCACCCTTGACTTGCCACAAGAGTTGGCTTTAAGTAAAACGCCGCATGCTGATAAAATCCATTCTGGTGAATCTTAATCATAAAACCACTAAATGAGCGCAATTTATCAAAAACCAAAATATACGGATAATATTGTTCTGGCAGATTAAGCATATCTGACTTATTTAATAATTTTATATCACTTGCCATATTTTTATTTCTCGATTTCTATTTTTAATGGCGGGGCACTTTCCATAGAAACTATCTGTCCCTTATCGTTATACTCAACTTTTCCCCAGCCGACAAAAGTCCGCTTGTTTTTTGTCGTATATGCACAACTGAAGAGTAAAACCATTAGTAAACAGAGAATTGCAATATTAATACGCTTTATCATTTTTATCCCCGCCATAGCCGCTTCATATTTTCTTTAATTCTTTCTTTACCCACTTGCCAAAAGTATTTACTATTAAAAACCTCTAATGCTACTTCTTTCCAATCCTCTACCTCAACCGCTCTCAACATATCGTCAAAATCGAGGAATTGACTCAGCCCTAATGTAAATAACATATCGATAAACGCAAACTTGCGAGCAATATTAATCTTGTCGTTCATTCGATAAATTTCACAGAAGACCTTATCATAATCATTGATAGCGATTGCAAAGTCTGCTTGGAAAAACTCTTCCGCTTGTTGTGGCGATATATTCTCAATATCAGGCTTTACTTTTCCAAGCCAATGACCATATCCAACTGACCAGCCATCTCTATCAGGATAAGGGACTAAAACACAATCTTCATATTTCTTGATCTTCGTTTCTAAACCTTTTATTTGGGACTTCGTAAATATTGTCATATTATTTCATATCCTTAGCAACATCAGCTAATCCCATAATAATATTTGCTGCTGTGTCAGAATTTCGTTTATACATTATCTTAACCGTATCCGTGGTTTTTTTGTATTCAAGGGAAGGAGCACTAAAAATGGATATATATCGATAATCTCCCATCTTCACATACGTACAACCAAATAAAAATAAAGTAATAATTAAAAGCAAAATAAGTCTTCGCATTATACTTCCTTACCTTTTTTCAAGATTTTTTATCTGCTCCTCAATCCGAGATAATGTTTGTAGCATTTTAATTTGATTTTTCTGCATAATTAAAAATATGTTTTTTTTAACAAACTCCTGCTCTATTGTCAACTCTAACTTATTAATTCCGTTTTTTGCGTTAGTATTGACCTCGCTTAGCTCTACCTTTGTTGCAAATACATAGGCAGCCAAAAAACCCACAATAAGAAGTATTATCGGGACTGCCCCAAAAGCAATTTTTGCTTGCTTATTCACTACCATAAATATCCTCCTTTACTTGATTTCAGGCAACACATCTTCAGATTGTAAAATAGCCAATTCCGTTTGTAAGTCAGCTATCGCCGCTTTCTTTTTACTTATTAACTTTTGCTTTCCTTTTGCGAGAAACACCTCCACGATATTTAATTTTTCCTCATTAGTAAAATCGGCCGCCGTTGGTTCAAAATCTGACAAATTCTTATTTTTTATAGCATACAACATCTCTCGTACTAAACGTTCATTATCTTCTCGATGTTCAAAATACATATTATATAAAACTATGCACAGCCGCATTTTCTGGTCTGATGATAGAGATAAGACAGAAATATCATTTAAGCATTCAAAATAATACTCAGGGTCAATTCCTATCATTTTCTTTATTATTCCCATTTCCCTCGTCATAGGGCGTGTGAGATAACTGCAAGTTTTAATCTTATAATCAAGTTCCTGCAATGGCTCATCCGTTGTATCTCTTATTATTATTTCATAAGTCGTATCTTCTATTAAGCCTTCTAATAAAATACTATGCGAAGTTGTTGGAGTTGTTTCCTCAGCAATAAGTTCTGCGTCAAGAACTATAATCGCCCCACAGACCTCTTGCTTTGTTTGCCATTCTATTAAAACACTGTTTAAGTCAGATGTGGCTTTTATCCCGAATATCTCAAGTCCAAAAGCACTTCCCGCCAAAACCAAAAACATTGCAATCCCTATTAATCTTTTCATATTACGTGCCTCCGTATTTTATTTTTCCTTAATGAAATGCCGCCCAAGTCGCCGCCCCTGCTGCCCCCGTTGCCGTGCAACCGTAAAATTTACTATCTTGTAAACTAAAAACTATTTCTCCTTTAGTGCCTGCTATGTCATTATCCATGCTAATCACGTATGTTACTTGACGTGGGAAAAATGCACCTACACAAGTTATATCACCATCTTGGTCAATATCAAATATAGTTTGATCATTATCATTATGTAATTTCAAGGAATAAACAGCAGAAGATTCAACATCATCAAATAATGTCATATCAACGTCAGAGTTATCATTACCTCGAAAATCTAAATCCGACGAATCTGTTGTCGCTGAGTCAATTACGGCATTACCCATCACGGTCAATGGGTCATCAATTTTTACAACACTGCCTCCAAAATCAGCAATTACAGAATCCGTACCGTTATGCCAAAGTTGAATATATTTGCCTACCGCAACTTGTCCATAATATATTTTTATCCAATTTTCTTGAGTATTACTATCTTGGTCATACCACTTGAGAGCATTGCCCGTAGCGTATAACTCACCCATGCTGCTTCCCAATTTTATAATACTATGGCTATTTGAATTTACAAGGCATGACCCTGGATTTCCGGGATTTATCATGTAATAACTACCAGCATTGTCATAAAAATATACATAACCAACACTACTATCTATCTTAATTGCGTTATATTGAGTTCCTCCATCATTGCCCCTTATATAAATATCCTTATCCGTAGTTATATTATCGATATAGAGATTATCATTGCTATCGACATAAATTTCCCCATCGTCGCCTGTGCCAAGTAATATCTTTTTATCATCTTGTAAATCAATGTCTTCTGCAAATATCACATCACCACTATCATTCTTTATACGCATTGCCTCATACCAACTGCCATCATTACGGAAAAATCTCATATCATGCGTTGGTGTAGCCTCTATATCAATTGCCCCTTTAACAATATGTTCATGTAAAAAATATAAAGATGGAATATTTTCATCTGCGGCATCAATTGCAATTTGCACTCCAGTACTTGCATCAACATGTAATTTTGCTGTTGGGGTTGTCCCTAAACCTATCCAACCATCTTTATTTATATATACTCCCTTCGTAACATCACCATCTGCTTGACGAGCAGATATTAATAATCTATCCGCTGCGCTGTTATCACCGTAAATTATCCTTCCTGTACCAGAATTACCCTCTAAATTAAGTATCGCATCGCCAGCGGCATTAGCATTATTAACTTGTAAGCCAGCATTATAAGGCAACCACCAATAAGTTGACGTATCTAAATTATAATTGGCTCGTACACCCGAAAAAGTTGGGCTTGTATCGGTAGAAATATCTTGCGTAAGCCATGCTGCCACTGTTGTATGGGCATCATCCCAGTTGCCGCTGTTTTCGACTGTCGCCTTATTTACCTCTCCATCAGCCCCGATTATCTCAATACTATTTACCGTTATTGGCGCCGTAATGGAAATTGCCCCATCATTTCCAAGTGTCGCATCGTCAAGCCATTCAATTAATTCCGTATATGGAGAAAGAGCAAGATGATAACGTTCATCAGCACTTCCACCTTGTAAACTCCCTAAATCGTTATGATTAATCACCACTGATGGTATAAAAACAAAAGGAAAAGCGGACTCAATCTCAACAAAAGCATCTGTACCTTGTTTAATAATTATCTTTGCTACTAAAATAGCGAAATCATCTAAAAAAGCTGGAGCATCTGGTGGTTGTGCTACTTGAGCTTCTGCTAATTTATAATCTCCTTGTCCCAATTGAACAAAAGCATGACTATCGTGGTCAATATAAACCCAATGCACGCCATATCGATTAGGGGTTAATGTATCTGTAATTCCATCTCCATCGTCATAATGTGTTACATCTATTTGCGTTTTATCTGTTTCGGTTTTCCAACCGCTCGGACTATCTCGATAATATAATGTATAAGTGCCCGTACCCGAAGTATCTACAGCACTCAATTCTCGCCTATTCCAACCTGCATAAACCACCCCAGCCGTTACGGAAAAATTCCTATTTCCTTCATCAGCAACAACAAGTCCAGATGCTCTCTCCCAAGCACGCAATTCTCTTGCCCGCTTATGCCCTCTTCTTGTAGCGTTATATATCCGTGTACCTGCCGAAACAGTGTGTACTGTCGTGCCATCCCGATACGCATTTCCGATAGGTATTTGATTTGTGTAAGTTAATGAACCTACAGTTGCATGCACTGTACAGGGATTGCCATATTGCACATATATCTTATTCGTGCTTGCGTCAGTTAAGGCAACAGAAGTCGTTGTATCCCAATCGCCGAAAACTGTCTCCGCAAGTACCGAGTCACTTTTTTTAAATAACCCCGTACCAGCTGCGACATCAACTGTGCCACTACCCCCATCGGTTATTGCACCACCTGAGATTAATCCTGCCGATTGTGTACTATTTAACCAATCTTGTATAGTCGTATAGGTCGCCCCGCTAACATACGTGGTCGGAATGTCAGCCGCATTTATTTGCCCTGTCCCTATCCCCCAATCAGGGGCATCCTCATCAAGCGAATTATCCGCAACTTGCTCCCCATTAATATCGTCCCCGCTATTCCATTGCGTAGTTCCTAAAGTTAAATTCCCACCAAAAACCGCATCGCCAGTTAAAGTAGTTATACCATCAACTCCCAACGTACCTGCAATCGCCATATCATTAAAACTCGCATCGCCTGTGTCAAACATTACATAGGCTTCCCCTAAACTTGCAGTGCTATCTGCATCCCAAACAAAATATTGATGAGAGCCATCACTTTGTATCCACGTATAACCTAATTTTGCGGCTGCTGAATAATAATCCTGCCATTTAATATAACCGCCCGCACTTGGGCCAATAGCGCCTTCTAATACTAAACTTCCCGGTATTGCCCCGTTGTCATTTATAGTTACTCTCGGACGAAATGTCGGACTACCAGTCTGCGTTACATCTTGGTCAACATACGGGATGGATAATACACCTGAAGAGTTTATTGTCGCTTCCCCACTCATAGTTTTATTATCCCAACTATCCGAACCATCATAAATTAATAATTGCCCACTTACAGTTGGCGAAGTAATCGTTGCTGTGAACGGAGCAAGCTCAGCTAAGGTTTTCGAACCCGTTACTTGGTCAGTAAAATATAAATTTAATGTCGGACTCGTACCAGTTGTATCTATATTCACCGCTGTCGAATCTACGCAATATTTTGATTTTATTGCTGTTTGCAATCCGAAACCATAATTCACCATAACCATAAAAAGCAAAATTAAAAACAAACCTTTTTTCATTATAATCAAACCTCCTCCTTTTTATTCATTTTCAAATGCTGGATAATTATCAAAATCCATCATCGGAATAGTATCTAAGCCCGTTACTGAATCCGAAAGGCTGAATTCCACTAATAATTTACCAACTTCTAAATCAAATTCAAAACTTTCATCGGTTTCAACATATTGTTTAAAAGTATATTCATCGGCCTGACCGGGGTTATGTACCCAATCTTCTATTTCAGCCCAATTTACATTTTCCCAGTCTGTCATTTTGGATGTCCCAACCCCTAAACCCGAATCATAATAATTTTTATTATTATCAAGTAAATCTTGAATCGTATCTGCAATGTCAATTATTTGCCACGTTGCCGTTTCCGAAGTTCCGCTTGCTGTGATAGAGGACGAACTTTGCCCGCCAACGTTCCCCCAATCAACGTCCACGAAATAATCACAATGCAATGTGCCTGCATCGTTAGCGGCCGAAGTCGGCTTCGTTACTGGGTCAGGGTCTTCATCTTCAGCATTTGCATACCAAGCCCCCTTATACCTCGAATCCCCATCTTTTAAAGTATCGGCCGATACTTTAAAAAACACGTTCCCCGTTTGGCTATGCTGAGGCTCATCTGTATCTGGTTGTTCTGCACAACGTTTTCCACAATCGTCAGGAGCATAATCACAATTTGTAATTAAGCCGTCATCTGGGTCTCCCACTCCCCACCAAGTGGGATGCGCAGCGCAAGTATCAGATTTTTCAGTACCGTGAACAGTTGGCCGATACATATGATAATGCGCATATATCGGGCCGCCGTCTTCCTCTTCTACTAAAATATTTCCTTTATCTTGATATATTTTCCCACCAGTAATGTTTATTCCAGATATACAACCATAAGAAGATGTTTTCCCGCCAATGTCGTGTAAAACACACGGCGAGCCCAGATATGAATTTAAGCAATAATTTGTATTAACGTCTTTTTTCCGAACGTGAGCGATATATAAACTCCCCGCTCCACTATCGCCCACAGGCCAAGCTCGAATACGCAAATATGCGTGTGCTATCGTTGCCCCGAGAGGGATATTCATAAGAGCTCCACTAAAATGTAATATCGGCATCTTTAAACCGAAACGACAAGTAGTCTCAAACCCAGCCGCATAATTCGCTGATATTGCATATCCATATTTCCCTTCAGGCAAGTTCCACCATTTTGTACCAAGAGCCATTGCTGGTAAATTTGCATACCCAATTCCTTCAGTATTCGGGTCCCACTCATCGTCCCAATCTTTTTCATTTCGCCAATTAACTATTCCCTTTGCAAGATTATAACTTTGCGAAATTCCAGCACCTGCGGTAACTTGCATTGTATTCATATTTTCAATACAAGTCCGCACTTCGCCTATATCTGAAGTTTGAATATAATTGACTAATTCGAACCCTGTATATTTAAATACATAACAATATCGTTGTGTCGTTGGTCGATTAGTGAAATGCGTTTCATTTAAAGTTATAACCCCCGATACGCAATTTATGCTATATTCATCAGTCGGAATCGGAACGTGCTCGCCCAAATCCCCCCCTGTTGAATTTTGTCGTACATAATATAAAACATTATTGCCCGCAGGGTCAACTTTCGCATTGCTATAAAATGTTACAGTCTTGCCATTAAGGTCGCCTGTTAGCCAAGCACTACTCATTAATGTGCCGTCGTGTTTATACACTTTGATATTGTCTTGCCCTGAACTCTTATAAGCTGCGGCAATTACAAATTCCTCGTCTCTTAAATTTTCATTAATTGTTTCATCGTCAGGGAATTTTATCGTATCATATTTTTGTACAAGATAATGAACTGACCCATTATAAACATCGTCATTCAGGTTGTCTTCATTAAATTCACTTCGATACCCGCCAACGATATGCGAGGCAAAAGCCGAATCGGTTTGGAAATTAATAATTGCTGGCGAGCCCGGCGTAATATGCCAAACAGTCCCCTCTTTTATCAACCCTCGATTTTTATTATGGCCAATCGGGTCTGGAATTGTCAAAGTCGTGGTTAAAGGCGAAACCTTTTGCCAATACCATTCTAGCTCTTTTTTAAATAATTTTGTTTTATTATGCTGCGTTTCAGACATTTTTCACTTCCCCATAGCCTACTATTAAAAAATAATTTAAATCGCCCTATGGGATTTATATGCCCCTCTATCGTTTAAATAAAACATTCTATACATAATGACGCTCGTAACTTGAAATCGGATTTAAAAAATCACTCTCTTTTTCCGCTTTATGTTGCGTTGTCGAAGTTGCTCCGCCTGTATCAATCGAACTAATTGCCACCCCATATCGGCGGTCGGGTCTGCTATTGCCTAAATGCGTCTTTAAAAATCCATCTTCAGCCGCATTGTCTGAGTCATTACTTAATCTGTGCGCTTTTGTGTACCAGCCATTATCAGTTGCCCCGCCACTATGTGCTTGATGTCCTGTTGAACCCGTATATGTGTGTAATATGTATCTGCGAGAATCTAAATTACTATTATTATCTGGATATGTCCCAAGCAAGTCGGCAATAGATACACCAGAACGCCGAATTACTTCATAATAGGCAAAGCCAACAACTAATTGTCGCATAACACAATACTCGCCCTCAAGCATATTGGCATACCAATTAATATCCCCGACATCACTTATAGCTTGCTTTTCATATCCTGCACAAGTACCTCCATTACCGCCGCAACCCTTTACCTGTGCTTGACCATCACCAAGCCCACGATAACCGCCAACCTCATTTCGATAAGAGGCATAAATGTTTCGCTGGTCAACAGGAACTTGGTTTGAACTATCTGTATATGTGCATTCCCGACAATGAGAATAATCAAAATCATCTTTATAAACTCTATCATCTTCCCCTGTGCCTGTATATTGTACATTATAGCTTGTATATTTATCATGTTTACAAATCGCTGCTAAATAATCATCTGTTAATAAGTCAGGATATTGACGCTTCCAAATTAAATGTTGAATTTCGGGATAATAAGGAAACTCATCTAAAAACCTAATCATGTGAAACGTCATATTATCCTCTTCACCAAATATTGCTTCCTCACTCGGCAATCCGCCAATGACCGAAAGTGTATTGTTTACATAATCAATGGCATTGCCAACCGTAAATTGCCGCCCATTTAATGGACTTGTAGCGTCAACAATTTTTAATAAATCCCCAACTTGCACACGAATGTTAAGCCGATAAGTTATTGTCATTGTGGCGAAAAACGGATTAGTCGGCTCTGATGGGTCGCCTGTTGCCCCATAACATTCGGTCTCCTCGAAATCATCTATATCAGCAGATATATAACCACTCGTATCTTCAACCGACTCAACCAAAGTTATATACCATCCCTTACTTCTGCGGTTCGTATTTATATAATCAACTAAATCACCAAGCGTTCTTCTAATCTCATCTGTCAAATCAAAATTATCCAACCATTTATTATCTCCATCCACGACCTCTAATGTTAATGTATTCCCGCTTTTAGTAACTTTCGCACTTGTCGTCCCGCCTTCCTCAATATCATAATTAAATATCATAAAGACATTTACAAGCTGATTCTCTCCAGATGACGAACCGCTTGAAGCGTGATAAGGTCGCTTCGATATGTTCGTGCTACTGTCAAAAGCTAAAACATTATTATCGACATCCGTATTGTCTTTATCCGCTAACAATGTAATGTAACCAGCGTTATAATATAGATAATTAGTATCTTTTTTTGAATTGGCTATTGAATGCCCCCGTGTAATATTTGAAATTAACTTAAGCATAAACGCACATTCCCGCCACATTCTATCCATATTGGATTGAGATGTTTTTGTTGTCGGCGTACTTCCAAGTGGTTGTTGACGAATATTCCCCGCACATTCAACATTTTTAATATCTAAATGGCATTTACACGGATTAGAATTAAATTTCAAATCCCCTATTGTTATCGTTCCGTTTGTCCATATAAGATTGTGTGCCATTTTACAAGTACCAAACCGAAACCACTAAATAAGAATAATCGGGGGCAATATTATTATTACCAATTAAATACGGTTGCTCAGGTGGATTTAAAATTAAAAACGCTAAATCCCCAACTGCAAACTCCATATCAGGATGCAAATTTTGTACACCTTTGTAAATCAATCCCGTACGTTGATTAGTATTACCGCCTAAAATATGTACATCAAAAATATACGATTCTCCGAATTGCATACTGCTAATAATTTCCACTCGATAAGTACCCGGAGATAACTCAGGTATAGATACATCTATCCGCTGTTGGGCAAGCGAACTTATCCTGTCAGCATTATCATTGCCTCTGTTAATTATTTTATTTAACGCTGTGATTTTTAACATTTATTTATTCGCAATCGATAAAGATGTTGTTTTATTCACTAAATCATATCGAATTTCGATAATATTTAAATCTGTTAAATATTCATTTGCCTTAATTCTATCGCCGATGGAATAATGCAAATCCATTGCTGGCAAATTCACTTCAAATCCATGTCGAAGTTCCTGCGTAAATGCTATTCGCTTCGTTGCCCATGCCTCCATAGCCGTATCATCATAAGTGTTTACCACATCTTCCGTTGCTCGTTTTTCAGCTGAAAGTACATTATCTGTATACGAAATTATAAAATTCTCAAATTCCGTTGTCCATTTAAACTCATTACGCCGTATTAGGAATTTCCTATCTTTATATGCCGTCCCTTCTTTATTCGAGTCATATTCTAAACGTTGTTCAGATTCATAAGCAAAGTTTAACCATATTTCCGATGGAAATTCTCGCTTAACTGTTTCATTCGTTACAATTTGCCATGAGGCAGAATAATTTGATAAATCGTCTGTGGTAGTTAAAAATAATTTTGTATCTGTATTATATTTTATTCTAAATGCAGTTGCTTGTGTATTTTTACCTTCTTCATCATCTCCTATTGCAAATTGTGTACCCGTAATTAAAGACATGCCTGAATAAGCATTTGGCGTCCAAGTTGCCCCAGATACTGTATAATTCCCATCTTCATCACCAACACCCCCAGTCCCTGATGTCTGTATTGGATTATCTTTATAAATTAAAAATTCAGCCGAAGCATCTGTCAAAGCAGACACTCGTGAATTTGCCGTTACAGTTACAGTGGTAGGCGTATTGCCCGTAATTTTAAAAGCAACTTTTTTATTTGAAATCATTAGATAATAATCAATCAAATCTCCAGATTCATAAACATCTGATTCTATATCACCACTAAAATTATAAACCGTTGCACTTGAAACCGAACCATTCTTGCCGCTATTTTCAATCATGCTAATATCTGACCGTAATAATGGCTTAATAAATACAAGCGTTTTATTGTTTTTTACAAAAAACCCCTCAAACATATATCGATAATTTTCATCACCGTCATATTTATATACTATAAAAGGCGGTGAATCTAAATCATTTTCACTTCTATCTTGAACGAAAAATTTCTGTACAACTTTCGACATGACTTTCGGATGCCGTGTCCGGCCATGAGTAACTGCATCTTCACCTTCCCCAATCACCCAAGTATCAATTATTTGAGGTATAGCATAATGCCGCCCAATAAGATTAACTTCAGGATCGTAATATGGATTTATACCTTTTGCTTCTTCGTTTATTATAAATTTTTTTGTGTCTTCGTCAAATATTTCGACTTTAGAGGCTTCTTTCTCTGAGTATCTTTTGTAATTATTTAATAAACGTTCTTGTTTAGTTGCATCCCAAACACCTGTCAATTCAACAGCAATTTCAACTATTCGCCGTGCCCCTTCCACGACAATGTGATTTTCAAGCGTAGATTGCCCACTTGTAATGTTTAATAAACCTACATTCGCTGCACCCGCAGGTTGATCTTTTATACCTCTCGCAGGTGATTCTCCCCAAATAATCTGGCTTTCAGTTGCCAAATCCCAATCGCCGATTTGAAAAGCTGTTAATCGTGAATAGGTTGGAAAGTATATCATTTTTAATTTCCAACGATTATTCCCCGCATCGTCAATTACTTGTTGCATACCAGCACCCAAAGGCACACCCCTCAATAACTGCTCTCCGACATAATTATCAGGCATTAACGAAAAATCCATTCCCATAAGTGCTTCTACCTGTGATTCATGATGAGCCCAATGTATATTATAAGCATCGAATAATACATGCGTTTTAAGAGTCTTGGTTTCTATCACTTCTTGAGTCATATCGTCGGGCACATTATAATCTTTTGTAAAAAATGTATCGTTTAAAGTTGACCGCAAATCTAAACAAACATATTCCACCCCACCTGTAATAGTGGCATTCCTCGAAGTAATTAAACCTCGAAAAAATGGATTAGGATAATTCTTTTTATCAAGATATATAACTACTTCATCGCCATCACTCACAGGTGACTCATCTATAGTCGATTCAGGAAATAGTAAAGATGCTTGGCCGGCCAAAAATCCCGATGTTAATGTAAGTGTAATTACACGACAATCTCGACGTCGAATGCCGTTAATAATAATCACTTCTTCTCGATATGGAATAACAGCTTTGGCCGTTATTGCCGATGTATATGGCATTAGAACACCGCCTCCGCCGCAAGCACCTTATCTCCTGTCGGCGCTGCGCTATCCGCAGTTACAGCAACCGAATCACTTGCTTCCGATAAAGTATCCGTATTCATGGCTTTTGTATAAAAAGTATATTCTTGCGCATTAGTTAATTCCCCAGTTGTATATGTATATGTTTCCGTTCCCGCCACAACCGCCTGTGTATCCACAAGAGCATCGTCTTGATAAAATCTTATATGCGTAGCATTCGTTAATGTATGTTTTGTCGTAATTTTTATCGTGCCACCGCTCTTGATTTCGCCGTCAATATAATATGGTTTATCTGGTGGCAAATTACCTTCCACTAAATCTCCAGCACTTTTTTCTAAATATAATTCCACTTCCGTATAAGCGCTTTCAGCGCCACTTCTATCAACGGCTCTTATACAGAATTTCCAATGCCCCTTACAAAGCTCATAAGTTGTATGCGAAGTTGCCGACGTACTTAATAATTCCATCCGATGCCATTTCTCACTGCAAATATCCTTTTGTAAACCATCGAAAATTAACATATTGGAATATACCGCATAACCCACGACATCACTAAATTGGCCACTTGGCAAATCCCATGTAATCTCGGCAGTGCGAGGCGATTGTGAATAAGAAATTGCAATGTTATCAACTCCTATTGGATATGTGTCTATTGTTAAAGTTGCATATTCCCCCGCATCTAAACTGCTAATATTGCCGTAAATATCCTTATATGCAAGAGCAAAAGTATAAACCGCTTCGTCAAGTGCAACCGTTGTATAATCTAAATGGTCTATCCCTTTAATTTCACCCAATAATATATTTGGCACTCCATCCTCACGCCCAGCATCGTAATATATTAAATAACTATAAAAATCCGCTTCGTCAGGAGTATCTGTCCAATATAAATGCGCCCTATTCCCACGTGTTGGTATGGCGAAAAACCCAAACGATGTTATAATCGCTTTTCCCACTTTAGAAATAGGCAAAACTTCTATACTATAAATCCAATCATCTCGAAGGCCACCGATATTTACACTATCGATATTTGTCTCTTGCCTAATAAACGTACCATCAAGATAAATATTATAATAAAAATCTCCACTATTGAAAAAAGAAGGTATTAAATGTGTCCATTTATCTCGAATTGTATTGGGAGCAATTGTGGTAAAATTATGAGCGGTTAAAATCCCTCTACTGGTTAAAAAACTACTGATATATTCTAAACCTAAGATATGAGGGAAATATGAAGCACAATATGCCATTCTAAACCTCCCATAATGCGATTAATATATCACTCATATCATAACCATTAGCTGTGCGAAATACCAGTTTGTCCCCACCATTTATTTTTAGAATAGTTGAAAATGTTGCCGTTGCATTTACCGCATCTGCCGATATAACTAAACTTTGTATATCGCCACCCCCATCTATAGCATTGCGGATTTGTATCGTCGCTTGACTCGACGGTGGATTGCCATATATAAAGCAAGAAGCTCGGCAAAACTTATGGAAATAAGGTAACTCCAAAATGAAAAAATCCTCAGTAACCCCCGCAACTCTCATATCAGGTACATAAAATGTCAATGGTGCCGCTTTCTCTCGTGCTGGTATATGAGCTAAATACCGCACATAATAAGTGCTATCATCAACCGTGCTATAAAGATATTTATTTTGGATATCTATTGATAAGTCAGGATTTTCAGCTGCCTCGCTATTGGTTGGCATACCTTCAATTTTCACATCATATCTCGTGCCACCCTTACTAACAGCACTCCAAATCCCATAAGTGGCCGAATCGTTTCCTTCTATATTCACATTCGGGATATAATTCAAATACCCTCTATAATAAGTCGTCTCGCCAACCGTATAATCTTCATAACATATAACTTTTTCGTCTGTTTCCGCCTGCCCTGAGGCGCTTATTTCCGTCAATAATGCCATTATATAAACCCCTTATACTGTGGCCTTAATAAATCTTGCCCGAAATCGCATAAACCATTTACTTGCGGTCAATCGTGTCAATGGTGAAGTTACCTCAAAAAACACTTTCATGTCAGTTGGGCTTCTTTGTGTCCCTGTTGTATTCGGTGTTGCATAATCAAGATCACTTATCATGTGCGTATCGCTTGTCATATAATTTTCCATATTTGTAATAACAGTTCTCAATGCACTCTCAGATTCTTTAAAAATAATCCCTTCGAATGTATAAGACTCGGCCGTTTCAGCCGCTTGTTGTGAACCCATAATTTTATAAATCGCACCTGCCGTGTTTGGATATATTATACGTTGTACATCAGCTTGAGCAACTGTCTGTTCAGTCAAATTATAAATATCGCCTTCACTAATATCGCAAATTGTATAATTATTGAATTTTAAATCCGAACCTGCCATATCATTCCTCTATGGAATTGCTAAAGATAAATCCCCTTGCTGCTGTAATAAAGTTCCTCTTTGATTCATTTTACGAACTTCTGTCGTTAAATCATCTGCCCAAAACGGTGAACGAAGTAATTCGTCTCTGGCTAAAGGTCGGGTTACTGGTTCTATAAATGGTTTTTCCTGTCCTAACATTGCGGCTGGGAATTGCATAGAAGCTAAACCAGCCCCTATACTTGACAACCCTCTTCCTTTTCTATGTAATAATAATTCTGGCGATTCCATTGCGACTGATACAGGTATTCCAAGTTTTTGGCTTTGCAACCATTGTATATCTTTTAAAATCTTATATCTATCTTTAAGATTTTTTACTTCCGCTGCTTCTTTACCCATTTTTGCCCCAAGAAATCCTGCAGCTATTGCCGCATAAACTGGCCAAGTATAAACATTCATTAATCCAAGTGCCGTCGCTCCTATTTGTAAAAGTTTTACTAACCCACCAACCCCTGATATTGCTGCTGGTAAGCCAATTCCCCACTTTACCCAATTAGGATGCGCTTCTGCAAATTTTCCTGCGGCTATTGCAAAATCTTTTAAACTTTCAAGAGATGTTTCTATTATTGGTTGAAAACTCACCGCTACCACTCTTGCCGTATCTTTAAAACTTTCTTTAAGCATAGCAAATTTACGGGATAAAGAACCAATATTTTCTTCATAAGCCCGCATCATTTCACCTGAAAAATCCATCATTTTTATACGTGCTGCCTCAAATTTATTTACATCAGATAAAATCGCTGCCATTGCTTTGTAAGCTCTACGATTTTTAAATATTACTCCAATATCGTCTTCGTATGTTTTTTTATATTTTGCCCTTGCCTTAATTATTCCTTCTATAATTTCTCTAAGCCCGTGTTGGATTAAATATTCTTTAGTTAATTCAAAACCATATTTTTTTGCCATTTCTTTTGCATCTTCGCTTGCCCCACCAAACTCCGCAATTACACCATTTAAGGCAGTCATTGTCTGTTGTGAATTTATTCCTTTTTGCGTTGTAACTGCGATCATAGCCCCCAAATCAATCAGAGATATCTTTGCCAATGCCGCATTTGTCGCAACCATTCCAATAGAACTTGCTAATTCGCCATATTTCGTTTTCCCAAGATATATTATACGTTGAATTTTATCGTAAGTCTCAACCATATCTTCTGCGGCATTTCCATAAGCATTCATTACGCTCGTTCCAAGATCGACGGCGACATTCACGCTGGTTACTCCACCAACAGCCGCCATACTCCCTGCCCTTAACATCCCCATTCCCTCAGATACCTTAAATTGTGAAGATAAAATAGCATAAGTAGCATCATTTAAATCTTCTACACTTTCGCCGAACTCTATAGCCATACTACGGATTGCTTTTCTATACTTAGGGATATAATGCTTCTCTTGTTCCGTCATCATTGTGGCGACTTCATGTAAGCCTTTATCAAATTTCACAAGTTCATTTACACCAAAACCAAGTCCAGCCGCCAAGCCAATAAAAGCCCGCCTCGACACTCGACTTATTTGGTCAAGGTTCGCTCCGATTTTCGCAAAGCCTCTATTTAAGGCATTCGTAAGCCCACTGCCCATCGCTTTGGCACGATTAATATCCATAGTATATCGGCTCATTTTCACACTTAAATCAGCGTATAAGTCAAATACTTTCATTGCCATTTTATTGTTCCTTTTGCCACTTACGAAATGCCTTAATCTCTTCTAATTGTTTACGAATATCTGCGGCACTCATTCTCGTTCCTTGTTCTTGCGAAAAATTTTGCTGCTCGTCAACTGAACCCATAGGTATATTGCGTTGCGCTTCCATTTCAAGAATCTTCATTAATTCTCGCTGATATACTATAAATTGATATAGGGATAAATCACATATTTCTTTTGCCGACATCCCATAATGAAATTGCAAAAGGGCAAAGGTAAAGTCCCAATCTATTGGTTCTCCTTCTCCTTTGCCCTCTGTGCGTTTTTTCCTTGCTCTTCTTCTTCGACCAATTCTAAAATCTTATCTGCATATGTTTGAACAACTGTAATAGGAAAATCAGACACATCTTTAAGAGTAATATTCGGATGATTCTTTTGCATTCTCGCCCATAAGATAAATTGAAGCCCATCATTCGTCAAAGCATATTGCTCAAAAACTGCTTGTGTTGTTTTTCGTATAATTACACTTTGCTCTTGTGCAATCATTGATTTTTCTATATTACTTGATTTCGCCAATTCATGCAATTCTGCCAATTCTCTTTGTTTAAAATATAGACTAAATTCAGCCAAAGAACCAAGTCGTAAGGGCGCTAACAAATATTCTTTACCCTCTATTTCTATCTTTATTGGCAATGCCGCCATCTTTTCTAAACTCATATAATCATCTCCTTTTAAAGATTTAATTGTATCGGATACCGTTTTCTCTTCCCATCCTTTACCTCACCAATATCGGCAAGTGTATAAATATACCTTCCGATGTGTCCGATTTTTATCGTAGGGTCGATAAAGAGCCGATAACCCGCATTATACGCCTTTGTGAAAAATGCAAACTCTTCAATTAATACCCATTGCTTAATGATTTTCTCTTTTGTTTTTTTATCTTCCACTTCTACAGGAACGGTAATATGGCAAAAGAAATCATACGTTTCTTCATCGAAACCAATAAACGAATCGGCGAACTTCTTATCTGCTATGCCTTTAAACACTCTTGTCTTCACGGCTACTACCCCCGCTCCGGTAAATTCCCTATTAACAATAGGTTTTCGCATATCTCCGGGCACTAATTCTATTAAATCGCCGTTTTTTAAATCTATTTTTGGCGTCTTTTCAATGTCAAAATGTGTCTCTATCTTTACATTCCATTTCGAAGGTATTAACGTACCGACAATATCGACGTTGGCTTCCAATAATTTTAATATAGCATCGTTACTTAATCCAACTTGGTCACTATCCCAAAGAATGAAAGTCTCCGCATCTGGAAACATTCGTAATGCTTGACTTACAATCATATTCCGAGCCCAAGTTACATTTGCACATCCTGTGAGAATAAACCGTTGTATATCCCAATCGGAATTCTTAAGTGCGAAATCTACTAAATCTTTTAAATTCGATAGAACTTGCACACTTAATTCATTCCGACTGCCTTCAAGTATAAGAATCACAGATTGTCTACTCATATAGTTTATCTCTTATGGGAAAATCAGACTTCTGGTTAATGCCCCATTGCCTTTAAAATTTACCGTTACTTCACCGCTGTTAGTTTTGCCACCAATACTGGGATTGATACTTTTTATCCAAACAGTACCGGCAAAACTGGACGCATTGTCTACACCACCAGAACACTCAATTGCAAATTCACTTGTGGAAACATCGGACTGAAAAATGGTATCTACATCGTCTAAGTTACAGGAAAAAGCACCGCTCCATTCTCCCGGGCCTTGCGCCGTTGTTTTCCAACCTCCAAAATCCGCCCAATCCCAAACCGACAGCTCTTCATGGTCTTCTGTAATTGTCCAACTAAAAATATTCGTTACTGTAGAGCCGCTTACAGTTACCTTCCCATTATTACCGAAAAATCTTGCCATAATTAACTACACCTCCCTATTTAATTCTTTTCTAATACTCCATCGTAATAAATTGTACATTGCCATTCGTTTTCAACTTTAAACGTATCACTCGTGCGCCGTTCACACATTATATGCGCATAACCAGCAACTGACAATAAACATCTATCAAATAATGCTGTTAAATAATGCTCAATATTCCCCGTTTGTTCTGAGCTTCTGGTTTTACTATAAATATTAAATTGTAATTCAAATTTTTCAGCGAATTCATTGAATGTATTATCTGTTTCTGTTGATAAAAAAAACACGGTATAAGGCATAGTTGCCGATTGCGGAGCATTAATGAAATATAACCCATTAATAACGCTACCCAAACCTGCCGAGTCGCTTACATATTTTGCGTATATTGCTGCCTTTAATTTATTAATAAATCCCGTTTTCGCCATAATGCCTTAATTGCAAACCTCTTAAATATCAATTTTAAGCCGTTTTAATCCTTCTCTATAGTAGGGCATAGGGCAGCATATTTAAACACCGCCTCAATAGTTATGCGCGCCTCTATCATTTAAATAATACATTATCTCAATCGTAAGCCTTGAGACTTAATGTTTTTTGCAATGTAATTAAACCACGTTTAAATGCCGGTTTTAAAAACGGCCTCTTTTTTATCTTCCGAGTACCTGATTCTAACCATATTGGGATTTTTCCCCCATATACAGAGCCAACTCGCCCCATTATCTCGCCACTTTCTCTTGTAATGCTATACGTTAAAGAATCTCTTAATTTACCAGTTACGATTGCAGGTGCTTCCCCCGGAGCCGAGGCTGTCCAAGTGGCATGTTTCGTATGCGGTTTACGATATTTACGGCCGCTCTTTACATCTTTCATCTGTACTTTCATATCATCGACAATGGACTGAACAGTATCTCTAAGCGCTTGCTTTAAACCTCGCCGCACTTCCCGTTCCACTTGTGCTGAATAATCTCGCAAGCCCATTATTTCACCTCTTCTACTTCTATGCGCAGATATTTATTGGCTTCGTCAACATTACCTATTAATTTAATTTCAAAAATACGGCTGCCTTTAGTAAACCTCCCAGATTCCAAAATCCCGCTCTTATAAGGAGTATACACGACTGCTGTAGCCATTGTCGTGTCTTTATCATATGCTATCCGTTCTTGCCCTCGCTCTGTCCCCCTATATGGTTGCATTCGGCAATGCAAATTCCGATATACCACTGCCCAAGTCTCGACATTACCACCCATATCATCACTAACCGTCGAGGCCTCTTCATAATTCATATACATATTCATTAAACCACGAAAACTCATAATACAAATAACCTCTTAAACGGTATTAAAACGTTTTGAATATAATCAGGTAGTTGAACTTTATCGCTTAAGGTATATTGATAATCGCCTAATTTTTCCGACTTCATTGATGAGTCGGCATCCGTTGCATCATATAAATATTTCACCATTGATTGACATGCTTGTTCGAGGGATGCTGGAATAGTTATATATCCCCCTGTATAATCAAGAATGATATTACGTCGACCTTTTGAAAATCCCGAAGCCTTATATAAATAACCTTCGTCTTCATATATTTCGAAGTTCCATTCAGGAGTGCCCGGGATTTCTAATGAAATAGTAACGTTAAGACAATAAGAACTTGCCCTATCAAGTAAGTCAGTTGAAACGTGCCCTGTATAATTACTTGAAACCGCTGTTACCCAGCCTTTATCCAAGTCAGCAATGGCATTAGATAATAGCGTTAAAGTAGCATAATCCGCAAATAACAAAGTCGATGTATCTTCATTATCTCCCCCAATTATGGTTAAAACAATTCCTGTTGAAGTTACTCTCGCCATTGCCCGTGAGGCATCACTTGAATTATTATAAATTGTGAATACGCCAATCGTTGTGTCAACTAATCGAGCCACATCCGTAATAGGGTAATTCGGTAAATACAATTCTGTCTCACCCATACCGTCATATCGCTCTAAAGTATAATCACGAGACGCTAAGTTCCGATCACAATATTTCTCAATGGCATCCGTTGCTTGATTAATAAGGGTTTCAATTTTGTAATTGTCAACAAGCTCTAAATCTTGTGTATTTGCCACCAATAAACAACCCGTAGCCTCAATCACAACAAGGTCGCCACTATCTTCATTCCCAATTGCAGTGGATAAATTGCAAACCCATCCTTTATCAAGTGCATTAATTGCAATTACTAATTCAGAAATCGTATCGTAACTCGCATTAGAAAAAGTTAAAGTCGTTGTGCCAGCATTATCACCCGCAGTTACAATTAAAATAATCGCAGTCGTTGTAACTTCAACCGTAGCCGCAGTTGCATCGTTAGAACTATTATAAATCGTAAATGCGTTTATAGTTAAATCACTATTGGCAATGCCCAAGAATTTCTTAGTTTTAGCAACGGTTGTCAGTGCATAAGTGTCTAAACTCACAATTCAAACCCCCTTATGACGATTTTACATATACGATTACTTGACCTGCCTTTGTATCTCCAGCAGCAGCAACGGCAAAAGTAAGTTTATCATCGATTGCTCGTTGAAAATACGTGCCTATAGCAGGAACAACCTCTTCGGTGTTATCCTTATGCCGATTTGCACAACTGCCATCACAAATATCAACTCCCAATTCATCTTTTACCGTTACATCATAAAGAGTCGTTGGCTCGGCCGTTGCGGAGGGGATCGTTACTATCCGATTGACAATTCCTGCGATGTTTTCCGTTGTCGTTGCTGTAGCAGTGCCGCCAGTTCCACTCGTCCAAGCATAAGCCACCTTTATTATCCCTTTTGTTTGATTTATTGTTATTGCCATCTTAACCCCCGAAGGGGAGGGATTTTTCACCCTCCCCAGTTAATAATTAATGTTCCAAAATAAGATTTATCATAACAGTCGATGTTGTTGGCGACCAATCGCTATCTGTAGTTATTTTTGCACCAACTCGCTGTCCTGCCGTAACCGCAGTTGTATCATTCGCTTGTATCGTATAACTTGTTAAAGTGTCAGCCCCACTATTAAGGCCAACTTGAAATGTTTGTGCCGACCCATTAATAGTTGCATTTGCTGTTAATGTCCCAGATGTGCAAGCGCCACTTGTAGATGCTGTTATCGCAATTATAGAACCATCAAAAGGAACAACTATTTGCTTAAGTACACCGCCTACATCAGTCCCCGGGTCAACACCGAATTCAATATCGGATTGGCTTGCCGCACATTCAGGGTCATAAAACGAATACGTAAGCACCCTAATTTCGTCATGACCATTTATACCAGCAAAGGTCGGCGTAGCCGCTTGTTTTACACTTTGGTCAATGTCCGTAGTTACAGTCGTATATGCAGCGCCCCATTGAGTTTCCTGCGCCAATGTTATCGCTGCATTTGTTGAACCGTCTGACATATCATCCATATCAACATCGCCAAAGTCTATCGAATCATCGTCTATTGTGTCGTCAGCTATTTGCTCCCCATCTATCTTACCAGCCGCATTATTCCAAACAACACTATTGATAGTGGCTGTAGTTGCAGCTAATGAAGTAAATGAACCAGCAACAGGCGTACTTCCGCCTATAATTGTGTCATCAAGTGTGCCACCATTACCGTCGAATGTAGTAGCAACCAACGACGCAAATGTACCCGTACATGCCACATCAGCACCCATAGTCGCTCCATCAATCGTAGCTGAATTTAAATCTATCGTAGCACCGTCAGTCGTGATTAAATCTATATCATACAATGAAAGTGAATTCCCACTCGCATCGAATTCGATATAATCACCAGCAGCACTTCCATACCATTTTAAATCAGCATTATTTGTGCCATTCCCGACATTAACAACTGCATCGTCAGCAGCAAAGAGCATATAAAACTCAGAACCATCATGCAATACATAAGCGTCACCATCAGTGCCGAAATATAATTCGATATCGTCTAACAACCAAAGCCAATCTGTTGACCTTTGAACTCCGATTGCAGTATTCCTTGTCGAATCAACTGATGTTCCATGAACAAGAAACGGACTGACACAAAATGCTATAATTAAACTAACCAGCATTGTTTTCCTCATTGTTTTTTAAACCTCCTTTTGTCTCCTCGATTAGCCATGCGGGCGAGCCATGAGCAAACCCGCCCACATGTAAAAAAGGAGAAATGAATTATGCTGCTACAGCTGTCGTAGCTGACGGGGGATTCTGTCTAAAATCAAATGCAACTAAATAGACAGCCCAAGTTGTATCCGCATTTGAATCAGCCCTCGTCCACGTGATTCTGGCATACCGCTTCAAATCCGTGACATTATATACATTAATACCGTCTGCAGCTAAATCAGAAGCGGTAATTGTAACAGCCGAATCCGTAAATGTCCCATCACTCGTTTCGCATACTTCAAGATTTAACGCCGTAGGGACATCACTTCCTACGTCAATATCAATTATCAAAAGCCCCTCTCTCGCATCCTCGCAATCAACACTTGTGCCACCCATAGTTGTATCTGTTGCGCCTAGAGTCGTGCCCTCTTGGATCAAACGAAGTACTTTTGCTTTCCCTTCAAGTCCTAACAAAGACATAATATTTACACCTCCGATATTTTAATTTATTTATTAATTTAAACCGCAATTCCCGTAAGAATCTGGAATTCGTTCGCTTGCTCAACATTAAAATCAACCCGACGTACCGCTTTTATCGTTAATCGATCAGAATCAAATTTAAATTCTCTCGACACTTCTAAACGAATTTCCTTTTTTTGAGCAATAGAGAATTCCTCGAAGTTACCAAGAATTACATAAGACGCTGCGCCGCCGCCCTGTGTTATGGATACCTGATTTGTCCACTTTACAGGAATGCCATAGATATAATATACAAGCGCACTTACGTTCCCATTCGTCTCGGCGACAAGTTTGGCATTATTAACCATTAGATTATTACCATTTCCATCTTTTAATTCTCGCAGGGTTTCCCGTGTACGTGGATTCGCTATCCAATAATTATAACTACCATTACGAGCATCAATAGCATACATAGCAGCCGAGAAATGGCCATAGGTAGGCGAAGCACTTATAGCAGTCTTATTAATATTAGGATTATTATACATCCCTAATGGTTCTGCACCGCCAACACCAGTCAAAGCTGCCAAATCTTCTGCCAACGAAATCCTTTTTACCAAATCTTTATTCACAAAGGAATCAGCAGCCTCAGAAGCATCTTCGAGTAATTCGTAAGGCAAATATGTCATTGCAACAACTTTCCGTAACTTCCATTCAACCTCACCAAGCGTCTGTTCCGAGTCGGTTATCGACGCATTATCTCCTACCCAATATGCTGTTGCTCCACCCGTCTGAATAGGTTTCTTAATCGTATCTCCCTTATCCATATTATAAACTTGTCCAGCAATCTGCCGTATAACAGTTTTGTTTTCTAATTTTTCTATAATACCACCTGCATATTGGTCAGGAACAAGAAACCCACCACCTGTATTGGTGCTTATGGTAAGAGCTTTGTTTATATCGATAAATTGAGTTTTCTCTTTTTCAGCAGACTGCCAATTTCCAAGAAAAGCACCCTTAATGTATTTTGCTATTGAGAATGGTCTTTTATCTTGCTCGTCCTTCGTTACAACTAAACCAGCAGATTTACGTATAGCGGTATCTTTAATAGGCTTGATAGCTGTTAAAACAGCATTCTCAAGCGTTTTTTTCAACTCTGCACTAAGCATAAGTTTTAACCTCCTTATTGTTTTTTGTTTCGTTTGAGATTCTGTTTGTCATTGTTGTTTAGCAACTTCCGAATTCTCAAATGAGCAATAAGGAGACCGTTCTAAACTTAAAAATCGTGCAGCAATCTATTTTTAAATCACTACTTTATTTATTTTTCTAACGCCTTCGTTACTAAATCCTGAATAAATGTAGCCAACTCCTCCGCATTCGGCATGGCCTCAGGTTCTGCTTGCTTTGTTACTTCTTTTGTTTTTGCAGCAACCTCTTCTTTTTCACTATTAGAAGCCATAATGTCCAAAAGCCCCTTAGCCTTCCCAATCTTCTCTTTTTCCGCTTCTAATTCTTTACATTTCTCCACAATAACCGCAACGGCATCATCTAACGATATGCTTGCTTTGTCTATCTGGAGATTCTCTCCCTGCGTTTTTTCTGCCATACTTATTTCACCCCCATCTTGTTGATTATCCCGCTTAAATAAATAAAATTTCTTTTTGTTTGCTCCCTTATCTACAAGAGAAATTTCGTCAACATCTACATTTACTAACTCCTGCACTTCTTTTTCTTGTGCCATATAAATCACCTCTGTATATCGTTTTTAAGATGCTGGCGGCATTCCCATTACTCCCTGCGCCCTGCCGCCAATGGAAACTCCCGTAAACTTACCTTCATCAACCATTTTTATTAATGCTTCATTATTACCAATATAATATGCTTGCACCCAATCGCCTTTCTTTAACTCGAATTCAGGCACATCGGCAAGCAATTGAGCGTTTTCAATAAGAACAATGTCATCATAAGCCTCATCAGCGTGCATAATTTTAAACTTCGGCTTATTTTTCATAAAACCTACCATTGCCTTATATATCGTTTTTTCATTCATCCAATCACCTTGAGCATCTATTTCATTTGCACGATAAACAACGCAATATATTATATGCTCTCTTTCATCAACTTTAAATATTCTTGTCATTGATTCATGATTATATACTTTTACTACTTCTTTACCAACCATAGCTGCTCCGCACTTAGGACATTTAACTTCACTACATGGCATCCCTTTCTTATGCTCAATTATGGCCCCACATTTAGGGCACTCACACTGACTTGCACCACCATCACCTTGCAATTCACCACCAACCCCCTGTCCCTCTCCTCTCGCTTTTTCAACAGCAGCCTCAAATTTAATTGGTTTATAATCATGTGCATCTAACCATGCTTTCGCTTCAGCAACTGAAAACTTTGTCTTATCAAAGCGAATAGCCTGAACAGAAGACTTATTATCCTTAATACCATATATCACATCTATTCCAGCACCAAATTCATCATTTTTTCGCCTTATTCTGTCAAATTGGTCGGGATCGGCTATTCGTGCCGAATGTTCATTCGGATATGGCTTAGAAATATCAAATATATCGCCAATATCTTTTTGTTTTAATATTAACGAACGGCTCTCAGCCTCTTTATTAATAACCGACATAACTTTGCGAAGCTGCTGTACTGACCTATTATATAAATCCTTTATCTCCGCATCACTTAAATCTTGTATATTTTGTTTCGTTACTTCCTCTGTTCGCATAGTTGCCTCCATTCACCAACTATAGGCTTAAAATAAGCATCTATCTTTAAAGTAGTCCTTCGCCCTTTCCTTTTTATGCCGCAACTTAAGATCATCTTGCCTCAAATTGAATGCCATTATCGCCTTTAAATGGCTTGTGATGATCAAACTTGCCATTTAAAATCTCAAAAGGAATATTTTTAGGAAATGCCTTACAACTTACGCCATCAGCAAAAATATTCTTACATTTATTACAAATACCATTATCTATTGTAATAAAAGATAAATCTTTATCAGCGAATCTCTTTGAAAATTTTGACATTATAATTCCTTTAATTCTATTTCAAAAACATTAATTTTTTCATCTTGATAATTTATTACTGTTGGTCGCCTCTTAATCACTTCATATTTTGTTTTTGGCTTCATTAAAACTTCTTTTTCTGTTTTAAATACCCCCATAGTTTCACTAATATTTACACCAGTTTTATTCGATATTTTAAATACAACATTATTTCTATTACCTAAGAATTCTCCAACAAGGTTTTTATCAGTTGTGGCACTTGTAAAAGCATCCCATTTAAATGTTTCGGCTTTTTTAATCTCTTCAAAAACATTCTTATCTAAATCACTTAACCCTCGATATACCGTTCCTTTATATGGTTTAGATTTATTAAGTGCTCTATTTATATTTTGTATGGCGTCTTTAGTGGTCATATTTATTTTGCCATAACCTTCTCTCCAACCACGCATAACATAATCTGTTTCTTTTGTTTTCTGTGCATCTCTTATAGTGCCAAAATCCCCTCCGCCCCACATGGAAAAAGCATTTTTTTCTTTTTCATTTAAAGACTTAGCCCACGTTTCTCCTTCTAATTTTTCCTCTTCTCTTTGGCTATCTATAGGTACAGAAACTGCTACCCAAGTACATAAACACCAAGGATGCACTGGGATAATCCCACCCGCTTTTGCTGTTGTATATTCATGCCCATCCAAACCAGCACAAATATCACAAGCAGTCGCCCCAGCCAAAAACCTTAACTTCTTAACCTTATTTTGCTCATAACCTAAGCGTGCTGCCTCTGTATGTGCCCGATGCGTCTCTGTCTGTGAAATCATTCGTGCCCGATAATTCCGCAATCGACGACTTTCACGATTTAATGCCTTCTCTAAATGAGCATCTGTCCAATCGCCATGCTTTTCAACTAACTTATTCCAATAATTATCTAACGACTTTACTTGCCTTGTATTCATTCCAACAACACGACGAATGTCATATCCCAGCGAAGTTATCGTTTTACCTTCCTTTATCCCACGTGCCGTCATATCCCGTAGGATTGTCTTTGTCTCGTCTGTTACCTCAACAACAAGCTTCGATGTATTTTTTCTCGCCCAGTCAACGGCTTGTGGGTCAAATAGATTAAAATCAACTTTTAATCGTGCCAACCGAACTACACTCGCCCCCGCTGCCTGCATAACATTCATAGTGGCTACGCCTACTTCAGTCTCCCCTTTCCCTTTTATTGCATTCCAGTCAATATCATCTTCAATCACGTCCACAACCGCTTTTTTCCGAATCATACGCTTATCAATGACTTTCAATACTTCCTTACGCATATATCGAAGCCAACTATTAACCGCAGGCCGCATATGTTTCCGAATTAATGTCCGCCGCAAACGACTTGTCTGTCGCTGAATAACAACATTACGACTAACAGCAAACTTCTCTATAAAAATATCTATTATATCTAAAACATCTATTATATTTTGTTGCTTATTTATGGCTATGGAGTGCATTTCGAATATCGGTTGCCAATAATTTACCCTTCTCTTGCATCTTTGCTGCCTCTTCTCCTCTAATGCTTTCTAAATCCTCGTCAACAGGGATTAATCGTGAATCGATATAACGTATATCCCCGCCCTCGAACGGATCGAGACCAAGCGCCTGTCGTGCTTCATTCGGCGTATATATACCATATGGCATTAACTTCTCTATCTTCTGTTGCTTTTCCGATTCACTTTCAGCCAATAGGTCAGTGAAATCAAATCGATATCGCAAGTCTTCACCAAAACGAGGCATTAAAAAACTATTAAGTGTGCTCTCTACCTTCAACATCTTTGGCACAATAGTATCCTCATTAAATAATTTTCGCTGTAATTGATAATTCTCATATTTTGCTTGTTCTAATATCCCCACCATTGCCGGCGGTACGCCAAGTGTCGATAATATCTCTTCCCGATTCATGCGCCGTAATTCTGCAAATTCCATATCTTTACCACCAGAACCTAATTCTTGAAATCCTACTTCAGCAGATACCGCCGCCACATTAGTCGTTTTGTCCCTATTCTGCCATTCTCTATAAACTTTCTTTGCTTCTTTCTTACTTATTCCACTACCGAATTTCAAAAGACCTGGAGGGACGCCACCACCTTCAAAAAAAGCCTCATTATGTTTGATTGCGTATTGCTCAAGAACAACGGCGTTCTTTGCTGCCTGAATACTCCCCTGTCCCCACCAGTCGTCTATAGGCGAAAAATATTTAAAATGCAATATATCCTTAGGCTTAAACTCTTGTGCTTTTATTATTTTTCCACTTTCCCCTTCAAGAGTAAATATATATTTTTCAACCCCCTTACCTTTTTTATCAGGTATAATACGTATTCTATCTGGTCGTAAAAGATACAACGCCATATCTTGCCCGATTCTGTTCTTACCAATTTCTAAAAAAGCATTCCCCGTAGTCTCAAGGTAAATCATTATCCCTTCAATAAGGTCATAATAACTCATTGTTCCATTTGGAGGAGAGAAAATCCGCATTGCTGAATGTGTAAGAGAATTCTCTATTTCAACTCCCTTACCATTTTTTATCTGTATTAATTTCAATGGCACCCGTGCACAAGCAGTGGAAATAGCAAATATCCCTGAATAAACCCAAGAGAAATCCCTATATAATTCCTCAAAGTCTTTGGTTTCTTGAGGGGGGGGTACCTTGCCAAGTAAAAGGTTGGAAACAATTACTGAAAATGATTTCGACTGCTTATTTATTTTAAACGCTTGTGAAATTCTATTTAATATATTCATTTATACCCTTATGAAACAATTATCCATGATTTTGTATTATTAATAAAACCGACTACAGCGTACCGTCTGGCATCAGCTCCATGCGAAAACGCATGTGTTGTTTTTTCTGTAAATTTACCGTTTTTATCCTGTATATATCGAAAGTTTCTCTGTTCCTTAATGCAATTTAGACTATTCTTAAGCCAAAATTGTTTGTATTGACGTATTTTCTGATGCCCATATTCAACACTACCCTGCCCCTTCGGGCACGGTTTAATATTAAATCCAAATCTATGTATTTCCTCTATCGACTTTGGCTCGGCAGCGTCGGCGAATATCTCGTCGTAATGGTGTTTTATCCCCAATTCGTTCATCCGATATGCAATGGCATCGTTGGTTAAGCCAACTTCATAAATTAACTCCTCACAGTAAAGATCTGCTCCCCGAATTACACAACGAACTAATACGGTCGGATCGTGGCTAAATCCAAAGTCCATACCATAAAATCTCTCTCCGCCCGGAGGAAATTCGTCTATTTGCTTAAAAAACGGGTATACTAACCCTTCTATCTTCCCCAATCGCCCCAAACCATATATATTCCACCAATTCGGGTCTCCCTCTTTGTTCGACTCAATATTATCAATAACTTCCTGCGGTAAAACCTTTATAGCGTCAAGATAAGTACTGTGCACATACACGTTTTCAGGCTTATCTACTAAATTATTCTCGTGTGCCCAAAATTCACTTACAGGGTTCCAATCTAAAAACGTAAATAACCGAGTTCGAATGTCTAACTCCCGATAAGCGGTATAAGTTACATTGTTCGCTTCGTTAATAAATAAAATATCCCGACGACCGCCTCTCATCTTCGATGGTTCATCGGCAGGGAAAAACTCTATCTTCCCCTTGCCAAAATTATATATATGTTCCGTCTTATTAAATCGCTTATCATTAAAAGTATCGCCAAGAATCTTTTTAAAATCTCGAACACAACCCCTCTTTAAATGTGGCATTGATTCAGAAACAATTGATATTAAAAAATCCTCCTTTGCGTACTGAGCAATTAAAATCAGTAATTGTAATATTGAAAATGTCTTTGAGCTCGAGGTGCCACCCTCATGCAAACAACGCCTTTTGCCTGATAACCACGCCTCTGCACTCTTCTCATAAATACTTGTGGTTATGAGCTCCATCCCCTATTCCTTCCCCGTCCTCTCCCCGTTTAAAATCGCTTTTGTTAATGCTTCTGTTATTTTATTAGTTACAACAATCTGCGTTACTATTGGTTCCCCGTCTTCACCACCTATCGGCAATACCACCTTCCCTTCTAATCTATCCATTAACTCACGAGCCATAGCCGCATCGCCCTTAACTGCTTTATATAACATGCCTAATGCAACTAACTGTGCCCATGTCTTATCTTTGTTGACTTCTCCACGAATTTTAATAGGGGGAACTTCCGATAAATACTCCCTAATTATATCACTAATCACCTTTTCTTTTTTAGGCCGACCTTTAGCATTACCCTTCCATTCCTTGCCTTTCTTAAATTGTGTAGAAACATTAGGATAACTATTATTTTTTTCTTTCAGCTTTGTTCCAGTTTTACTGGGAATCATAATTATATAATATACCGTATTTAAATTTCCTTTATTTTAAACGGTCTCCTCACTCCAATTGAAAATTGCTCAGCTGCTTCGAGTGCTTGTATTATACGTTCCTCAGGTTTTAAATGTTTATTAACGAATAATCCCCCTAAGGCAATATCACGTCCACAACCAACTGCATTAAAAGATAATTGTGATTCTCCCACTTGATAATCTTCTGCAATAACAAATAATCGTTTTTTATAACCTACTAAAAAAGTCCCTCCACTTTCCGCTTCATCTTTCTTTTTGGCATATCCACCATCTTTAAGACAAGTCCTAACTGCTGGTACAAATACAGTAACCATATATTCAAAAACATCTATATTTTTATGGTAATTAGGAATTTCTAAATTATATCGAAGCAATTGCCCCATTCTAAATGAAGACGTAAATCCCATTAATAAATTATCTTTAATAAAAACTTTTGCATCTGCCCGAACTGTTAATGAATAACCGCCAATTCCTGCACTATCGCCACCCATATATATCTTGCCGTTATCAATCACCCCAACTATACATGTCATACATTCTCCTTTCTCCCTTAAACTTCTCTTCTATTTCCCCTTTTGGCACCACGCCTCTGTCGGATCTTGTATCGGAGTATTCATTACCTTGCTCCTTACATTTTGGGCAAATAGCACCTTCATTTATAACTTTTTCCCGGCCCCGCTTCATATCTTTTTTTACAAATTCCATATATACTTCAAATGTCTTGGGCTCGTTAAATCCGTCAACAACTAATTCCATTGGTATCGTTTGTGAAATAACATAAGACAAGCGACAAATTTTACATTTTAAACTATTGTCAAATATCTCTACATAAGCCGCATAATCTTTTTGTGGTCTGTAAGCTATCTTCCAAGGCAGCCCTTCGCTTAAAACGTAATTGTCTAATGCTATTATAGCCTCTACTTCAATATCTTCTGGATAAAAAAACAGAAATGCTACATTACGTGGTATTCGCCCCTTATATTTCGGATCATTGATATTAACTTCACTCATTTGTCTCAATCTCCGCTATTGCTCTGGATGCTGCCTATTTGCTCCCCAGCCTTCAGGCCGTTTAGCTACTTCCCCTTCTGGGAGATTCCAATATATAGTCGTTCCCTTCTCTTCACATTTATCGCTCATTTCCTTCTCCTTTCCAACCTTGCAAGGCCAGACCACTTGCTATTTGTTTCCTTCTTTTTCATTCGTGGGCTCAAGTGGATTTATCTGGCTTCGCAAGAACCTTGCCTACTGACCTTATTATCTTTCCTATTCTATCGTAAATTGGTATTAACAAATCTACAATAACCGCCTCTGCTAATGCCCTCAAAGCGATATTACATCTAATAAACGCATATTTATTTTGCCACTCTTCGGTCTCTGCCAAAAAACATTTAAAACATATATTTTTTTTCGACAAATGCCGTATCTCATCTACAAAATCTTCACATAATATAAAAGCCCTATAATGATAATCGCCGCATTTATCGCATTGTACATTCATTTCGCCTCTCCTTTTATGCCTCTCCACTCCATCTAAAAATTGAGTTTTCCCATTGTTCGCCTTGCAGAATCTCTTTATTTGCTTTGTCAATGTTTGCAATCGCAAGTCGTGTTGCTTTTTCCATTCCCTCAGGGTCTTCATTTATCTCCTTGACCGTAAGCCCAGAGACCTTTACAAATGCCTTAATTTCTTTAGTAAATGCTTTATTAAATTCTGGTGAAAAATAAGACAAATTAATTTTTTCGTTCATGGTTTCTCTTTATTCCTAAGTCCCATTTTTCATAAGAATCTTATTATTTCCCCCGCCTTGCCCCTCTTGCATAATAAACCACTTCCAAACCACTTCATGCACAGGCTTGAAAATAGGTGTTAAACGACAATTAACACCAGCCGCCTTAAATTCCTCAATTTTTGCCTTTGCCACTGCCTCTGTCGCAAATACTTCCTCATTGGTTACATTTTTAAACATATCTTTTCTCCTTTTTGCATCCATCGCCTAAACGAGACGTAGACGATCGTTTTTTACACGTGGCAAATAAGGCTATTTTGCTTTTTCCCCTTAATTAAAATGAATCAAAGCGTTAATAGCACATATTTTAATTAATGTCAAATGAAATGTGAAATTATATTATTTTGCGTTTTTCTTTTTTAAACATTCC